TGCTAGTAGGGTCGCAGATGTCTTAGCCAAGATAAAGTCTGGCGAATCAGCAAGTCGCAAAAACTACAAAATGGAACTAGTAGTTCAGCGATTGACAAACAAGCAAGGGGAGTCTTTTACCAATGCTGCAATGGAATGGGGTACAGAGCAAGAGCCATTCGCTAGGATGGCATACGAGGCTCATACAGGCACTTTTGTAAAGGAGGAGGGGTTCGTAGACCATCCCACAATAGAAGGCTTTGGATGCTCTCCTGATGGCATTGTAGGGGAAGGTCTTATTGAGATAAAAGCGCCCAACACAGCTAACCATATTGAGACAGTCTTGGAGAACAAAGTTCCAAGTAAATATATCCCACAGATGCAATGCCAAATGGCTTGTACAGGCGCGAAATGGTGCGACTTTGTATCATTTGATCCTAGAGTGCCAGAGGACTTGCAATTGTTTGTAGTGCGTGTCGAGAGGGATCAGGAGTATATCGATGCGATGGAAGTAGAAGTAAAGCAGTTTTTAAGCGAGGTCTTAGACCTATTTAACCAACTAAAAGCGAGGCAGTCATGTACGAAATGAAAGATGGTAGTTTTAGCCTATTTAAGAACGACAAAAAGCTCACAGAGAAACACCCTGATTACAAGGGGTCGATTAAGATTAACGGAGTCGAGCATTGGTTTGATGCCTGGCTAAAAGAAGGCAAGAAGGGGAAGTTCTTATCGGGTCGTATTGGAGACCCAAAACAGAAAGGCTTTACTCCCAAGGGTGATGATGAGATGCCCAAGGTCAAAGACGATGATTTTGCTTTCTAGGGGAAAACCATGAAAAAGATTGCTATAGGAGTGGTAACTTATATGTTACTAGGTAGTGCTTATGCTTGCCAAACCACCACTATAATTGTGAATGGTAAGGTAACTATTTGTACTGTTTGTGGTACTGTAGTTAGCTGTATGTAACCCCCGATGAGATCGGCATTAGTAGCGCAATGCTACACCCTTTCAAGGAGTGCCACCCCCCTTCCGATCAGGGTGGCTTGATGACCTTTAAAACAGACCTACAGAGGGGTTTGGAGATAGAGGAAAGGGTCTTGGCTATCCTACGCAAGAAATACCCTTGTGCGACCCTTGTAAACGCTTTTAAAGGGTACGATATATGGATACCAGAGATAGATAAAGCAGTCGAGGTAAAGTTTGACCCAATGAGCCAACGCACAGGCAATATTGTGGTCGAGATAGAGATGTATGGGAAAGACTCAGGGCTAATGGCTACCCAAGCTGATTATTGGGTATTTTATGATGGACAGATGTTTGTCATCATGCCGGTCAAGCACATATTTAAGTGCATCTTCCTGAGTAAACTACAGTATGTAGAATTTATAGGGGAGGGGGATAGTCAGATCAAAAAGGCTTTCTTAGTAGATAAGAACACACTTTTTAAGTACGGCAAGATTCTATGAGAGGTATAAGGCTCTTTCGTCTTTGCGCCTAGTAGTAAGTCCTTTTAATTCCTTACCACCGGCTTTGTTCCATTTTAAGAACTCCTCGGCAGCACCTTCAAAATCACCTCGATTGTGTTTCATCCGAAGGGTAGAATTTTGGAGATTACCGAGTCCAACATTGAAGGCGAAAGACACAAGTGCGCCAAACCGACCAGTAGTAAGCCCACTAGGACATAATCGTTGTACTCCGCTTTCAAACCGCGCCAAATCCTCTGCCAGTAGTTTGTCCACTTCTGCCATAGAGAAAGTTCTGTTCCACCCATCGGGGATTGGTAAGTTTTTTCGTTCTTCAAGTTTCACCCTTATATGGTTAGGATCAATAACTCTTCCGATCCCTACAGTCCAAAGTAAAGCTGGACACCGATAAGGGGTAGTTCTAACCCCCTCATGGTGCTTAATCATCTCAATGACTTTATGGTCAATCATTTCTTAGCAAAGGCTTGCGTACCGAACCAAAAGGCAATAATAGAGGCAAGAATCTGCATCTCATCTGCATCAAACACCATCGGGATAGCTTCTGCAAACGCTACTCCGCTAGACCACGCCCACGCGATAGAGGCAATGTCTACGATGATTAATAAGAAAACAAATAGGTAGGTAACGACAGGGCGAACAGAGGCTCGTAGGTTAATGATCCATTGGCTTGCACCTTTACCGATTTCTATATCGTGTTGGTACATCGCTGTTCGTTCTTGTGCCTGAGTCTGCATTTGTATTTGGTCTGTACGGATCTCCTCGACCCTAGCCTGTGCTGCGTAGCCTCTTTCAAGCATCTGGAGTTCTCTCTCCGTTTGCATCTTGGCTAGTTCTAGTTCATGGGCTTTATCGGACTTGTCTTGAAAAAAGTCTAATAGTTTAGGCAGTCCACCCATTAGGAAAGACAAAGCTGTAGAGATTAGTGTAAACATTATTTACCCTTTATGACCCCAAGTAAGATACCAGGCAATGACTGTAGCCAACGCATAGCACATATACATAACTCTACGCACTTCTGCCAAATCTTTTCTAAATTCATTTTCTATTTCCTTCTCTTGTTTTTCAATCTTTAGTTTAATGGCTTCTACTTCTGACCATCGTTTTTGACCATGATGTTTCACAAAATCTTTCTTGACCTGTTCTTCTTTTATTCTTATATCTTCTTGTTTTTGCCATTGCATCATGGCTCGTTTGAAATACTGCTCTTTTACTACTTCTACTTCTCTGATTTGCCTTCTGCGTTCTAAGGCTTTTTGTTGTGCTACCGAGGCTGCTTCTTTCTGGACATCCTCGATAGACGATCCGATAGCTTTACCGGCTTCTTTTCCTGTCTTTACGCTTTCGCTAAATGACTTTGCACCCTCTAAAAACCCAAATTGATCGGACATAGTTCATAGGCTTAATTTAATTTCAAAACAAGAGTAAGTAGTATGGCAATAATAAAAGCAGTAGAACCCATTAGGATCTGTTCTAAGCGTTTTAGCCTAGCGTTGATCCCTGTATAGCGTTCAGCACAGACTGCCTCATGCGCTGATAAAGCAGCCTCGTTCTTGTCAATCAAATCGTTCATGGTTTACCTTATTGTTTCTCTAATGACTCTTTGAGCATCTTTACAAATGCATCTTTTCCTACTCTTAATTGGTCTAATGCGAATGATGCAGAGGAAATCTTACGATCTAAGTCTAGGCAATGATTAACCAACATCTTTTGCTCATCGGTCATATCATCAAGATTGTGTTCTACATCATCAATTACGATTGTCTGTGTTTTTTTCTCGGACATCGTTACTCTCCAATTACCAAGGTGTGCCAGAACTGCTGACAGGATTCTTTTGCGCTTCTATCTGACTAGTTAAACCAGCTTCTATTGCATCCTTATCTACCCCGTTAGCCCAGCACCAGCCTAAGACTTCTGCCATTGTTACTTGTGCGTAAGGGATTGTTGGTGTGCCAGTAAAGCCACAAGTGCCATATACGGATGCACTATATTCACCATCTATTGCGGTGCAATTCCAATGAGCCGTTGTGATAAATCCGTTTGCTGTTTCGTAGTCGGTTTGACTAATGTTCCATGTTGCCATTTTAGTTTCCTTTTAGTGTTTGTAATTCAGCTTTTACGCTGTCGAGTTCTGCTTTAAGTTCTTGGATTGCTTTAACAAGGTATGGGACTAAAGTGCCATTATCAACACCCCATACTCGTTTAATTGAACCATCTTCGTTATCTTCGCCAACCGCAACTGCTCTTGGAATTACATCATAAAGTTCTTGGGCAATAAAACCTACATTTGTATTTCCTGTTTCTTTCCAATCATATTGACGAACTTTTACTTGTTCCAAAATAGGCAAAGCTAAAGGAGCATCAACAATATTTTCTTTTAATCTAATATCCGATGTAGCGGATAATTGAACTTGACCAGCACCATTGTTGTAATAAATGTAACCACGCTGTGTAGTTGTTGCTGTTTGGAAAGAAATATAATAGTGGTCAACGCCAGTTGCAGCAGTGCTTGATATAGCAGCACCAAAAGTAGAACCTGTA